TGGCAGAAAAAGCTGCCCCGCTATCCTGTCGTTCCCGCAGTCCGCATCGGTCGCCTCGCAATCGACATACGATACCAGGGTAAGAAACTTGGGGCCGCCATGTTGAGTAACGCGGTTGTTCGTGCTCTGCGTTCCGAAATTGCCGCACACATGATGGTGGTTGAGGCAAAAGACGCCACTGCATCCGCCTTCTACATACATCACGGCTTCCGTCCCGATCCAAACGAACCGCTCCGGCTCTACGCACCGCTCGCTACGCTGAGCCGCGCCCTAACGCCGGAATAACGGCTCGTCTGTTCAGGACGAAAACAACAGTTTTTGACCAGAGATTTTTGTCTAGGCTCCAGACCCATTGATTTCAGGCATTTGGCGTGATTCAGGTTCCGCAAGGAGACCTGATCGATGAGCAATCTTTACTGGCTGACGGACGCGCAGATGGAGCGCCTGAAGCCGTTCTTTCCCAAGAGCCACGGTAAGCCGCGCGTCGATGATCGTCGCGTTCTTAGCGGCATAATCTTCATCAATCGCAATGGTTTGCGCTGGTGCGATGCGCCGAAGGAATATGGTCCTGCGAAGACCCTTTATAACCGATGGAAGCGGTGGAGCGACAATGGGGTCTTCGCCCGGATCATGGTCGGCCTGGCCGCCGAGAGGGCCGAGCACAAGACGATCATGATCGACGCGACCTATCTGAAGGCGCACCGCACGGCATCGAGCCTTGGGGTGAAAAAGGGGGGGCGGGCGCCAGATTGGGCGAACCAAGGGCGGCATGAATACCAAACTGCACGCCGTTGCCGATGCGAAGGGGCGGCCGATCGGGTTCTTCATGTCGGCCGGTCAGGTGAGCGATTACACCGGTGCAGCGGCGCTGCTGGGCAGCATGCCGAAGGCGGGTTGGCTGCTGGCCGACAGGGGCTATGACGCCGATTGGTTCAGGGACGCGTTGAAAGACAAGGGGATAAAGGTTTGTATCCCCGGCCGAAAATCCCGCAAGAAGGCCGTCAAGTACGACAAGCGGCGTTACAAACGGCGCAACCGCATCGAGATCATGTTCGGCCGCCTGAAGGATTGGCGGCGCGTCGCCACCCGATACGACCGCTGCCCGGAAACCTTCTTCTCTGCTATCATGCTTGCCGCAACCGTCTTGTTCTGGCTGTGAAATTCAATGAGTCTGGACCCTAGGCTGCCCTCCACCAATGCTGATTCTCTGCCTTTTGCAACCGCGGCATCTTCGACGTGGATGGCGGGAAGGGGACTTCCTGAGTCTGCAACAATTCCTTTGGTCGACACTTCATGTTGTTGTGTAGCGCGGCTCTCATCTTGATCGTCGCGCTACGAGAAACCTTCTTTCCAGCCTACACAGGTACTATGGTCACGCTGAAGGATGCCAATTCGATACGCTCAGGTACGGTAGGCTTGAGCACATGCTTGTTGAGGGCGCCGAAAGCTGGCTTTGCTTGCTCGGGCGACAAGAAACGGAAGCCCGTCCACATTCGGAATGACGGGAAAGCTGCCGAGGACTGCTATGAACAGCGCGATGCATGGCTGTGCCTTCCGGCCCTCGTCTGGTTCGGCGAGGGCGTTCGGTTACTCTATCAGATCATCGATGCGACAGAAAAGCCGATCTCGTTGCCTTGCTCGAGACATCAGACAATGTTCATTTCGTGGCTGGGCTGATAGGTTTGGATCGGAAGTGCGGAGCTTCAACCGAAATGGTCCCGTATTGGACTGACGAACTCGTGGAAGTTGCAACGCCCCGCACATGAATGAATGGAACCCAATGAGGTCGACAGATTGATCACTGTAATCCCCGATATTCACGCCGATCCCCACCGGCTTGACGCGAGTCTCTCCGCAGCCGAACGCGGCAGTCGTATTGCGTTTCTGGGCGATTTCATCGACGCGGGATCTGATCCGGGGTCTAGGATCGACGAATTGGCCGTATTGACAAAGGTCCGGCAGCTAATCGAAAGCGACCGGGCCGTGGGAATCCTTGGAAACCATGAGTTGAATGCGATCCTGTTTCACCGGGATGATGGTGCGGGACGACCACTTCGGACGCGGAGTCCCAAAAACCAGGATCAGCATCAGAGCTTTATCGACGCTTTCGGTGTAGCTACACCGGCCGCTTTGGACTGGACGAACTGGTTTCTCGAGGCTTTACCCCTTTGGCAGGACCTTGAGGGGCTGCGCCTCGTGCATGCCTTCTGGTCGGACCAACTCGTAGAAACCATTCGTGCGCGGCGCCCAGACGGCTTTCTGTGCGAAGTAGATCTGCCTGAAATCGCAGCGGAAAACACGGACTTCGGTCGAGCGGTCAAGCTTCTGCTCTCCGGTCCGGAAGTCCGACTGCCGCAAGGAGTATCCTTCAGGGATGCCAAGGGCCACCTCCGGGAGGAGATGCGTATTGCCTGGTGGCGTGGCGAAGCCGCGACCTGGCAGGACCTTGCCCTTTCGGTCCCCGATCCCAGCCTATTGCCCGACGCATCCGTAGAACCGGGACAGATCGATGGTATTTATCCGGCTGATGCTCTTCCAGTTCTGGTCGGACATTACAAGATGAAGCCGCCCCTGCGTATCGACAGGGTCAACGCAGCCTGCCTCGACTATCCTACAGCGCCTTGCGTTTATCATTGGCGAGGTGAACTTGGGCTAAAGCCTGAGGGCCTAGTTTCGGTAAGGTGACCCGTGGTTTCCTGCGAACGCTTCCATCTCAGAGATGCATTTTCGCCCCAAAGATACTCAACCGATTATCAACGTCCATACAGAATCCGTAACTTGCAAAAACTTGGAACCCATGCGAGGAAACGCGCAATCTGAGACCTAGTTAGGCAAGTGATCGCTGATCCATGAACCTGAGGTCGGTAGGCGGGAGGCCCTGATGCCCTTTGATGTATCCCTTATTGGCCCTGCAGTTGAACGGTATCGTCGTGAACGCGACCGGTATATCAAGCTGTCCGATCGGATCGCCGAAATTTGCCGAAACGATATATGCCTTGAAAACGCAGTTCGAGCTCAGGTCACCTTTCGCGTCAAATCGATTAAGTCTTTCGAAGGAAAGCTGAACCGTTTCCTGCGCAAAGCGAACAAGAACTTCCAAAACGAAGACGAGATATTTGCCGAGATCAGCGATCTCGCGGGCGTTCGGATTGCAACCTACCGCAAGGAAGATCTGAAAACGGTTGTTGAGGCGGTCAAACGCACGTTTTCTGGACCTGCTGGTGGAGATGTAGTGATCGACGAGAAGGATCGCAGCATAGAGGACCCAACGAATTTCTATGTCGCAACACATGCTCAGGTCGCGTTGCCAGAAGAAGAGTTGATTGGGACCTATGATAATTTGTCGGATGTTACGTGCGAGATCCAGATTTGTACCATGATGGCGCATGTCTGGAACGAGATCGAACATGATATTGGCTACAAGCCCGAGGGAAAAGGGCCGTCCGGTCTGGAGAAGGGTTTGCTTGTCATGCTCGGGCATAGCGTCCGCGCCGGTGACGAGATGATCTCACAATTGCTGGCCGCGAATGCGAGCCAGGAAGGACCGGCTGATGCAGAGTTCAAGGATGTGCATGACTTTGTGACTAGGGTTCGCACAAGTTATGACGTACAGGATTTCGCTAAACATTCAGGAAATCTGTATAATCAGATTGGCCTCCTCGGAATCAAGAGTCCTGTGGAACTGAGCAAGAAGATTGGTTCCCACAATCAAGCCAAGGTCAGCGTTCTGATCGGGCTTTTTAATGATTTTCTAGTCGATAAGGGAGACAGCAAACTGAAGATGGATCCGCAATCCTCTGATGTCGTTCTTATCCAGTTGCTTGACAAGAATTTGTCGCAGGTTCTTGAATCCCACAAAGGACTTGTTGGTCACGGAAAGGGAGCGCCATCGAGGCCCTACAGGCTGGCTAAACGCTATCAGGACTTTGTTACCAGCAACGCTACTGCGTGATCCGCGGTGGCAGCGCCTTCAAAGAAAGCCCAGCAAACCTCTTGCAAGGTGCTCCTCAGATTTTTTGTCCAGAGGTTGCCGACAATATCTAAGTCAGGTCTTCGGGCTAACCAAAACCCTTGAAGGATAAACTATGCTTTGAAAACTCTGTTCTCCTTGTCTTGGCGACCAGAAGATTTCGCATTGTAGCTTCCTTCACTGTCCTATTTGGAGGCGTCAGTTCAGTCAGGCTGCTCGTTCGAAAGTGAAGCCCAGATTTTGAGGGTCCGTTTTCCAATGTTCACATCGAAACGAGTGATCTGATAGGGGTGGCCGTCAAAGGTCATCACTAACTCCTTGCGGGCTATGAGGCCGAGAAAGGTAGGCAGGCACAAAGCGCGTTGGTTGATGCTCGCTTTGTCGGAAAATACTACGGAGGTTTTGACGTTCAGTGCGTAGTCAAGACTTTCTGGAATTTCCAGATATTCGGCGTAAGTCATGCTGGTGTTCCTAAAAAATCCCAAAAGGCACGTTTCTCCAAAATGATGCACAGGATTCAAACTGGCAAGCTAACAATGCCGATTTACGCAAAGTATCCGTCCGAAAATGACGTGCAACGATAGGATAATCTTCTCTAACTATTGGAGAGACCAGAATGACTGCTTCTTTGGAGCGTTGACCGTTATTGGTGTTCGAGTTCGATATGTGTAAGGGTCTGATATGATGAAAAAGCCTGCAGAGTGGAAGCGAAAGACAGGGGCCGGTATCTTTTATTGTCACGGGTTTGGCTCGAGCTTTGACCCGCGGAAGGAAAAGATCCGTGCACTGACTGAGGTGCTTCCTGTTCATGGAGTCACTGTTGACTATACCTTGCCACCTCAAGAAGTATTCAGGCAGTTCGCCTCAAATCTGAGGCAGGTTCCGCAAACCCTTATCATCGGGACTAGCCTTGGCGGCTTCTTTGCGGCTTGGCTTGGTGCTGAGTTTGGCCTGCCCTTCATCGCCATCAATCCGTCGATTGAGCCCCGCAAAAGCTTGCGGGCCTACCTCGGCCACGGTGTCAACCATACCGGCGAGAGGTTCGAGATGACCGCGGATTGCGTGAAAGCCTATGACACACTTGCCTTTCGAATGGGCGGGCAGGGCACGGTCGTCCTCGATATGGGGGACGAGGTTCTGGACGCACGGGCCACACTTAATGTCGTCGATGGCCACTTGCCGGTTATCACCTTCGAGGGTGGATCCCACCGGTTTGATCACATGTCTGATCTTATCGAAACATGGCCCAATCTCTTTCGGATCGGTTGAGAGTAACAGGTTTCGTCGCCTTCCCTTCGTAGGTGGCAGGTGGGCAGCAAGGGATCTCAAATGGCAGAAATACTTGAATCTATCGACGGGATTGCCCGACGGTTGAACCGGGACGTCTATTATCTCGCCCTTGTCGATGGGGACGGGGAGCGGCTTGATATCTACACGGATATTTCCGAAATCACGGATTGGCTGGACGCGCACAGGATCGGCTGGGCCCTTTGCATGGGGTTCAACGAGGAAACCGTGTGGTTTGAAGGAGGACCAGGTTGTATCTTTCTTGATGTTCATCCTGAAATTGATGCCGCGGCGATGCAACAAGTTGAGGCGCATTTCATGGATGGTGCCGGAGAGCCGGCAATTGCCGGATATGTGCCAGCAATCATGGAACTCAAGGTCGCGCGCCGTTTCTCTGAAAGGGATCGACCTGACTTTTGGGACGCATTTTGATCAGAGTGGCCCTGCTTCGCTACGCATTCATTTGCTGAATCTTGAACAGACATCGCTAGTGATCACTGGGCCTGTCCAGTTCTGACGTGCCCGCGTCCTACCTTGAAAAGGAGAAACGGGACAGGGCGATTGGATGGCAATTCTATGTTTGGCTGGTGACGCAGATCGGGGCTCTTTGGGTGTCGGCACCGCGGCCGTGGAAATCATCTGTCATGATGTATCGCTGCACTGCCTTGATGTGATTGACAATCCTGGCCTTGAGAAACTTGATCTCCGCAAATGCCAGACACCATTTCACCTGACTGTTCGCGGGTGTCCCCATCTTGGTCTTGTCCTGTTGCCGGAAAATGGCATGGGGGCAGTTGTGCATTGGGATTTCGGGACTGGTGCGGCGGCGGCCTGCACCGTCATTGGACCTGTAAGGCAATTTGACAGTTGTCAGGATGACGGCCGAACAACACGGGTCATTGCCCGAGACTCGGGTTTCGCATCGGCCCTGATCGTGCTTTCGGATGCACCCTTGCCCGAGTGCTCGGCACCTACGGAATTGCTGATCTGTCTTGCGCATAGCGCGCAATACGTTGGCAGCTGGATTGGGGCGCAAAACCGCTTGCGTGAGGCGGTGTTCAACGGAACCGACATCGGCCCATATGCCAACTTTGACGCCCCACTCTTGCGTGCGATGACCATCGAAGGGACCCCATCGCTTGAGTCGTTGAAGGTGCCGCCATTTCTGGAAGCTCTGGAAATCATAGATTCCCCTCGAATTGCCCATGTCATGGCAAGTGGAAAGCGACTGCGGATCGAAGGTGGATGTGCACCTGATCTGCGGATTCATGGCGGTTGGGATTTCGGGCAATTCTGCAAGACCTCGTCGCGGCTTGCACCCGCTATGGTGAAGCATCTGGCGGCAGACCGCTGCCGGCATATCCGTCCTGATCATCTCAGTCTGGAAAATGCGACCAATCCTTTGCTGGCGCCGATCTTCATGCCTCTCGCGCCTCTGCCTTCCAGACGTGGCGCAGTGCGTCGCGCAGGGGCTCGCCCCGAACCTCGTAGATCACGCCGCCGATCTCGAGCGTGTCGCCGGGCGTAAGGACGCCCAGCGCGGCGCATTCGACATCGATCATGACGCTGTCGGTGACGAAGCGGCCTTCGCCAAAGCCCGTCACCGCATCCGGCCGCCGCAGCATCACGCGGACGGCGACCGGCACGCCAGCTCCGCCCGATCGCCATACCGCATCCTGCGCGAGGTTCGGATCGCGGAAGAGGGCGGCCGTGGCGTTGGCGAAGGCCGACATCTCAGGTCGCGCCCCCGTTCAGCCGCACGACCCCGGTGGTATCGCCCGCGCCGCCTGCCACGGCCTGGGTGGCGATGCCGATGCGGGTGTTGCCGGTCAAGACGTTGGTGGTCCGATTGTTCGCTGCATCCCAGTAGATCGTCTGGCCGACCGTCCAGGCCTGCGAGGGCGCCTTCGGCAGCGAGAACACGCCCACCAGCCGGATGACGGCGGTTTCGCCGATCACCGCGGCCCCCTCGGCCACGCCGAAGATGCTGCCGACCAGCACGCCCTGGCCGGAGGCAATGACGGCCGCGGCGGTGATGTTGATAGTTTCGCCATTGGCGATGAAGTTTTTCATCGGGTTTCTCCTTCAGAGGTGGGGTTCAGACGCCCGCATTGCGGAAGAGGCCGCGCCAGTCGATGGCCTTGGCGGCGAAGTCGTGGCGGGCCTTGATCTCGATGCCGTCTACCTCGAAGCCGGAACGGGTCTCGGTGTAGACGCCCTGCTGGCCCTCGAGATAGGCGAACTCGATCGTGTCGATGCGCGACGGATCGGCGGCGAGGAACCAGGGATCAGGCCCGGCGGCCGGGATCAGGCGGGCTTCTTCGATCGGTTCCAGGCGGTTGGCGAAGGCGTTGACCCCGGCGACCGCATTCGGGGTGGTGGCGGTGACGTTCTTGCGCGCTTCAACCGACCGCACGCCCGGCGGGGTGATGATGTAGCGCGGCAGGACGCTGATCTGCCGCCCTTCCAGCCCCCGCTGGTTGCCGAATAGGCGATAGGCTTCGGCCAGGGTGGTTTCCGAGATCGTGCCCGCGGTGCCGAGGTTGGCGTGGGAGGCATGGAAGAGCGGGTTGCCGTCGGCCATGTTGGGGTTGGTCGAGAAGATCGAATAGACGAGGTCGCTTTCCAGATCAGCCGCGGCGGCGCCAAAGGCCGAAGGGATGCGGGTGAAGGCATCGAGGTCGTCGTTGATCAGGGTCTGGCGGGTGATGCCGACGATCCGGCCATAGGTCACCAGCGCATAGACCTCGCGGCTTTCGCCAATGGTGCCATAGGTGAACTCGCCCGACTCCGGCACGCGCAGCAGGTCCGGCGCGCCGCCCAGCTGGTTGCGGGCCACCGGCTTGAAGTCGGTGATGACTGCCTGCCGCGCCCAGGCGGTGAAGGTGCGGGGAGTGGTGTCATAGGCGGCGCGCAGGGTCTTGTTGGCGACATTGGCGAGGATCAGAGGAAAGTCGCTGGTCGAATGCAGGCCCGAACGGCCGATCAGGGCCTCGGTGGCGAGTTCCATCTTCGACAGGCCGCGCGTGGCGATCCCGCGGCGATCGAGGGCGTGGCGGGCCAGTTCCAGGAGGGTCAGGCCGCGGAATTCGCGGGCGCGGTCGGTTAGTTGCGCCCGGCCGGGGTTATGGCGGTGCAGCAGCGCCTCGGACATGGCGTCGCGATAGGCGGCGTCAGCGGCGCCGGTTCCGCGGGCGGTGGCTGCGACGGGTTCCGAACCCCGGGCTGCGGGCGCATCGGCCTCGGCAAGCTTGTCGAGGATCGCCGCGCGGGCGGCATCGAGCGAGAGGCCGCGGCGGATCAGATCGGCGGCGAAGCCCGCGCCCAGCGCGTGGCGTTCGCAAAGCGCCAGCACCTCGGCCGCAGCGCGGTTTGCTTCAGTGCGGATAGCGTCGGGGGAAGGATCGGCCGCGGGTGTGACAGGCGCGGCGCGGGTTTCCACGGGCGCGTCAGTTTCGGGGATCTGGGTCTCGGGCATGGTGGTCCTCGTCTGGTTCGGGGAAGGGGCGGGCGCATCGGCCCGGGTGAGGAGGCAGGGGGTGAGGGTTTCGGGGCGGGGATCGGCGCTGCGGATATGCGCGCCGGGATCGGCGGGCATGGCGACGGCGGAGATTTCCATCGGCTCCCAGTCGACCGCGCGCCACAGCTCGCGCTGGCCCTGGGCTTTGGTGATGTCGTAGCGGTGGACCCGGTATCCGACGGAGACGGCCGAGACCGTGCCATCCATGATCCGCTGCACGATCGGGGCGGCGTCGGGGGCCGAAGTCAGCCGGACCCGGGCAAAGCCCTGACCGCCTTCGATCCGGGCCGTGCCAGGGAGAACAGCGCCCACCACAGACTCGAGACCCCATGATCGGTGCGAGTCGAGGAACGGTGCGCCAGCGTTGAGGCGGTCCATCCGCACGGCGCCGGGGGTGACGACCAGTTCCTCGTCATATTCGACGACATCATCCCAGCCCTCATAGCGGCGGCGCTGGACGGTGGCACCGGTGGTCCAGATCACATCGATCGTCATGTCGTCAGCCTCGCCACGGACAAGCCGCAGCGAAGCCTCCCGCGTGATCAGCGGGAGGTTTCGGGTCTCATTTGGCATGGGGTTACCTTTCGTCGGGGGGCGGGCTGCTGCCGCCTGCGTCCACGGCTTGCGCCAGACCCGCGCGGCTGACGCGGCGGGGATCGGCGTCGAAGATCAGGCCCAGCTGATCGAAGAGGGCGGCGTATTTCTGCCATTCCTCGACAACCTCGCGAGGGTCATAGCCGCGGCGGGCGATTTGCTGGGCGGGGGTAGAGAACCCGGCGCGCACTTCCATCAGATCGGCGGTCACGTCCTGAAGCGGGTTTACGCTCTCAAAACGGGGCGGGGCCCATTCGACCGCGATCTCCGGTTGCGGCAGGCTACCGGCCGTCCAGGCGGCCTCCATCACCCAGTCCCAGATGCGCTGGCAGAACATCGGGATCACCACCTGCCATTGCACGGCCTCCACCATCCGGCGGAATTCGTGCAGGCCGACGCGGGAGGAAGCGAAGTTCACTTGGCTCAAGTCGCCGGTCATCAGTTCGTAAGGCACGCGGAACCCGGCCGAGATGATGTGTTGTTGCACTCGGTTCCATTCATAGATGCCCGAGGTGGAGGCGGGCGTGTTGAACTTGATGTCCTTGCCGTTGCGGACATAGCCGATCAGCCCGGGTTCGAACTGCTCGATCCGGTTGCCATCGGCATCCTGCACCACCGGCGCCATGGATTGCTGATCCTCGTCGGCGCCAAAGACGAAGCCGACCATCGAGGCTTCAATTTTCTTGCGGACCAGCTCGGCGGTTTGCCAGTCGCCAAGTTCCCGGAGCGCCCGCATCGCAGGCACGCCCCATGGCACCCCACGGTTCTGCACCCGTTGGCGTTCGAAGAGGTGCGCCACGCCTTCCGCGCCAATTCGCAAGGATTCAAACCGGCGGCCAAAGACCGGCATCGCATCGCCTGGGTGATCGGGATACATCCAATAACCCCGGCGACGGCCCAGCGCGTCGTATTCAATGCCCTGGACGATCCGGCCACCGTCGGGCCGATTGTCGAACTTGGCGCCATCGAGGTGGTCGGCCTCGTTCAGTTGGATCTGCACCGGCGCGGCAAGCCGATCGCTGGCCCGGCTGCGACGGCGCAGCGCGAAGACCTCACCGCCTTCGATCATTTCCCGCACGGCGAGGGCGGTCAGACCGTGGAAGTCGGTGTGCCCATCCGCATCGGCCCGCGGCGCCCAGCGCTTCCAGAGATCATCGGCGAGTTTGTTCAGCGCCGGATCGGCCGCCGCGGCCCGGGGACGAATGCCGGTGCCGACGATGTTCGACACTAAAACCTGCACGGCCTTTGCGGCGAGCGGGTCATTCCGCACGAGATCGCGCATCCGGTCGCGCAGGGCGCCACCGGCGACGGCGATTTCGGCATCAGCGGCCGTGCTGCCCGCGCGCCATCCATCGGTTCCCCGCCCGCGGGCGGCGGCATCGTAGCCTCGCCGCAGGTTTGCGATCGCCACCCGTGCGGCATAGCGCCGTGCGGCCGTGCGGGGCGCGACGGTGGCCACGATCCGGTCGATCACGCCCCAGGGCACATCTGGCGGGGTGGGTTTCATGTGCGGCCCCGGCTGAAGCTGGCCTTGCCCGCGACGGGACGCGACCCACCGGAACTGCTCGCCATCTGCCCCTCGATGAAGCGGATGCGGGCCAGAAGATCGGCGGCATTGCCATAGGTAAGCCGCCGCCCGTCGTATTCCACCACCAGCGCCCCGGCGGCATAGGCGCGGTGGAGCGCATCAAGTTCGGCTTGCGAGAAGGACATCAGAGCCATTTTCCACGTCGGGGCCCGAGCCAGCCGGTTGGCCGCTTTGGGGCAGATTTTGGTTGCGGCCGGTCAGGTTGACCGGCCGGGGTGGTGGCGGGCCTCGCAGGCCCGATCTGTTCTTCCAGCGCTTCCCAGCGCGCATTGTCCCAACGATCGATCCCCATCAGCCAGGCGGCGGCGCGGGCATAGACCCGGCAGTCTAGGGCCTCATTCCGCTCGCGGGTTTGTTCCCATTCCAGCTTCTGATAGCCGGTGCGGGTTTTGCGGGTGACCAGCTGCTCGGAGGTCAGTTGCTTTACCCACTCGGCGGTGGTGCCCTTCGGGATATGGACGAAGCCCGCGGGCCAGTCGGCCCCTGCGGCCCGTTCCTCATCGGTCGGCGCGGCGATGCGCAGGAAGCGATAGGTCTCGGCCTTGAAGACGGCGCCTGCGACCTTCCAGAGCCGGACGCCGCGGCGGAGCTTGCGGCCGCCTTCTGTCGTTTCCACATAAGTCGGCCCGTCAACCGGCGTGGAGCGGTCAAACCCGGCCACACCCTTGATGGCGATCACCTGCCCATGTCCTGCCTGCCGGACCCAGGCATAGACCGCATCCGTTGTAGCACCATCGCCGGAGTCGATCGCCACCCGCGCCAGCGCCATCCGGGCGCCGGAGGCATGTTCCCATGTCATCCCGAGGAACTCGTTCAGATCGGCCCAGACCTCCGCCCGTGCCGTGTCGCCCTCAAGGACAACGTGATCGACCAGCCAGGAGCGCAAGTTTCGCCCCCAGCCCCAGACATCGATCTCGATCCGGTCGCGCTGGACGTCGATCCCGGCGGTCAGGATCAGCACACCCGCAGGCGCCCGGCCCAACTGCCAATCCTCGCGCCGCTCATAAAGCCGCTGCCAGTCCGGCGCCTCGCCCCGCTCCGCCCAGGTTTCGCCGAGGACGGTGTTTTTCACGGTTTTCAGGGCGGAGTCGTTGCCCTGCGCCTGATCCCAACGCCGGGCGATCTCTTCCCAAGAGAGCCACCCCAGCGGCGAATAAAGCCCCGAGATGTGGAACCCGATCACGCCCGCGGTTTCGGCCGACGCTTGCACGTCCGGCGCGGCCGTGGGCAGCCAATCCGCCCCGTTCTCTTCGTCCATCATCCACGTCTTGTGCCGTTCCGCGATCGGCGCCTCGCAATGTTCGCACAGGTAAGCTGTCGTCGGTGTCCGCGCCGCTTTCGCGCGGGGGTGTGCGGGTGGTTGCGGTGAGGGGTTTTGTGCCCTTGCCTTTGCCCTTTGATTTATCTAGATTTTCCAGCTTCTTAGAGATGGTCAGAAGAGCGGCGACCCAGCGCCGCCAGGCAGTCGATCGCACCACCCCGGCCCTGATGCAGACCTGCCGCCAGCGGGCACCCTCGGCCCTGAGCCAAACGATCCGGGCATCCTCAGGGTTCAGCATCAGGAGCCAGTCGAAGCATTCCTCCATGCGGCTGATGGCGGCTGCGCTGGGGATGA